CTGCGAACCCGTTACCAGTTTTATCCATCTCTGGTTTCCAGAGACGCTCATCAGCACCACCAGATGTGGCACTCATCTTCTCAACTTCTTTGACAAGTTTCTGGGTCAAAGAACCAAGAGAAGATTGCTTTTTAAGATCAGAAAAAGACATTTGTATACCTCGGATTGTTTGGATTTGGCTTTTGTGTACTTCGTTATTCTACTCGTTGGAGTCGTTTTTGTCAATCTGTTGCTTCATCACCTCAAGCATTTTGGACATGTTGTTGAAGATAGCATTCATATCCACACCAGGAGAAAGTCCCATCATTGCAGCAGAACTTGAAATCTTTTCTTTCATTTTCTGTGCTTCTGGATCATCAGATAGACTTAGACGTGTATAAAGAATTTGTTGTTTACTGAGAAGTTTATCCAAAAGATCAACATGGTGAATTTTATCTTCCTTCGTCATTGTAGGAAAAGTAAAAACACTTCCGTAGATTTCATCTTGTAGTTCAGAGATTTCAGTCATCTCCGCACGAACGATGTCAGAATTAAAAAAACTCATGAACCCTCAAGAATAACTTCTTTCAAAATTCGTTTATAACGAAATACATCAATATTTAGAAACGGATTATACTTTTTAATTTTCATACTGACGGATTCCCACACTGGATCCTTCAGTTTCTTATCAAAGTTATTCCCGTACAGGAATATTCTATCATAGATCACCATAGTTTCCAGGCTAATCTTCCCGCTCAGGAACATTTTTAATAGCACTGGATGAGATTTAGAACAATCAAATACTTCCTCAAACTTATGCTGAGAAAATATCTGTTGAGATTCTTCTTTAAACAGATAAGAGAGTGACTGAACCTTCTTTTGCCACTCTTTATATCTTGTTTCACCTTCTTTCATAATCTCACCAATCCATAATGATTGTGGATCACTACAAGAAACAAAATTAGCAACAAAAAATTCTACCACTTCCTTATCAGTCTTTTGTCGTACTACTTTCTCAAACCAAAAGCGATCTTTGCGTTTGTAGAAAGATTGTACGGTTGCACGACTTTTACCACAATACTTGTGATAATCATATGACTCTTTCGTAAAATGATTTTTTAGAGAGAGATAACAAGTATAGGCATTAAACGGCATCATTCAAAAAAAAGTAATATGAGGATTTTTTTGCCGGGAAAATTTGCCCCCTAAAATGGAATTAAAAGACTAATTTGGCACGGGAAGTCTTCTTCAAAAAGTTAAGTTCCATTGCTTCATACTTAATCTTTTCTTTCAATGGTTTTGAAATCAGTTTAGGTACTGATTCTACATCGATATTATTCTTCTCACAGAAAAGAATAATTGCATCAATATAACTCATCTTCTCCTCACTATGCACAAGAGTTTCGATCTCTTGTGCAAAACGAGTAGGACAGAAAAACTTACTTTCCAGTACCTTTTCTAATTCATTCTCCATTCTCTGTCCCAGTATTGTGATGTACAAATTCCTTAATGTAGCGAACTAATAACTTAATATAATCCCCTTTGTTTCTTTTGTCAAATACCTTGACTTCTCCAGTAGGAGTTACCATGATAGTGATAAGTTTTACAACGGGAATTTTAGTTAGTTCGTAATAGGCAGAAGCATAGAACATCTCCTGCACAAAGTAGTTTTCCAACCATTTTTCAGGTTTAATCTTACTTGATGTCTTGAAGTCTATAACAGCCAACTCTCCTTCATATTCTGCGATACAATCAACTCTACCTGCTAATCCCAGGTATTCTGAGTACAGAGTTCTCTCAATCGCATGAATATTATTTATCTTATCAAGATATTCCTTCGCATGAAGAAACATATATTTGCTTGCTGGTTGATAATTATTCCAATCCAGTTCCTTATTTTCCAAATAATCTTGACAGACTTGGTGATAGTCAGTACCTCTTGCAGTCGCAATACGAGTAATCTTATTTGCTTCCTCAAGTCCAACACGCTTTCGCCAATCAATAAAGATTTGACGATTATAGAAACTTGTTACAGAAGTAATTGAAGGCACCCACTGACCATCAGGAAGATTGTACAGTCGGATGCCATTTGTTTCTTTCTTTTCTAACTCAAGCTCACCCAGATAATTATGATGAATAAAACTCATAGATTACATTCCATTTTTGCAATAATATATTCTTTCACAAATCCAGAACGAACAATATCTGCCACTCCAAATTCAATAATATCAATAGAAGGCATTACACGAAGAACTTTCATAAAGTCAACGATTCCATTTTTCTCATTTGACTTAACTAAGTCCGACTGCGTAGCATCTCCACAGAACATGATTTTGGAATTTTCACCAACTCGGGTAATTATACTATCAAGTTCATGAAAATTCAAGTTCTGGAATTCATCTACAATAATAATAGCATTATCAAGAGTTGTTCCACGAATGAATGAAGTACTCCAGAAACTAATTGTTCCTTGAGTTTTGAGATTGCCATAAAGCATTTCAAAGTCTGCTTCGGTTGGCAACTCAAACATGTACTTTACCATATTCTTATAGGGAATTTGATAAAGGGAAGACTTGTCTTCATGATCACCAGGAAGAAAACCGATTTCACGAGTTGCAACCAAAGAACGAACAATATAAATTTTTTCATATGGTGTCTTTTCGTCCAGAACGTCTCTCAGTGCATTATAGAGTGTGATAAAGGTCTTGCCAGTACCAGCACATCCATAAGCAACAAGATTTTGTTGGGATTTATAGCAATTAAATAACTTTTCCTGATTTTCTGTGAGAGGTTCAATCTCTCTCATGATCTCAGTGTTAATAGGCTTCTTTCTTTTCATTTGCCTATTTCCCATTCCAAATGGAACAGGACTTTTTTGACTGCTCTTTCTAGTTGCCATAATTATCAGATTGGTTTTACTTTTGAACCAGGCATTTTTGATGCACGATGAAGAACATCATTCCACCCTGGGTGTGATTTTTTAAGTCGATCATAAACCTCACCTACTTCCCCAGATCCTGGACAAGTAGATGGATCAGACCAATCTCTATCCCAATCCAAATTATCCTTTTTCCATTGATCCCAGTCATGAACACTCAGAACCACTTCTTTTTGTTCACCAGTGACTTTATTATAAACAGGATAGGTTGCCATTTATTAAAATAATATGTAAGTTTATTTATTCTATCATAATAGAACGTTGATATTCGCAAGGCTCACATTCTTCACGAGTCCATTCAAGAGCAGCAGATACTGCAGGAAACTGGCAAGTAAAGATGCAACGAACTGCTTCTGCAATCTGCATATGTTCCTTCTGTGTTCCGTGTGCTGAACGTAGATCGATATAGTGTATCCATGACCTTACAGAGCCAGTCATATAGAGGCGTGTGGGCGTTGCTAAGGGCAGTACGAACCTTGCACACTCCTTTGCCACTCCTTGGGCAAGGAGGAGGTTGTAGATGTTCAAACCTTCTTCAAAGTGCTTTTTAATTAGCAACTCCATTGTCTCTTTTACATTGGGATCAAGATCATCCGTAGAGTTCTGACGGTTCTTTGTATCCTGTCTACGAAGTTCGGGAAGAGGAATTCTAGAAGTCAGGATATTTGTGTCCGCATATCGTTGACTGAATTCTTGAAATGTGAAACTCCTATGACGCAATATTTGAGCCGCAATGCCACGAGTTGTATTAATCTCCACAGTCATTGATGCTTGTTCAAAGATGCTCCAATGCTGATGCTTAATACAATACTTAAGCAGTCCAGAGAAGTTATCATTCTCTTGGTTGTTTGGGTTACTTACGCGAGCACAGTAAGCCATGTGCTTCTCTGCATCTGGAGTAACGCTAATCAGTTTAACTTCTGGTTTCATATTAATCTGGGTATCCATCGTCATCTTCAAAAACTTCGTCGTAATCAGTAAGGTATCGGGAAACTTGTTCGTATTGTGGAGGTTTATATGCATCCACATCAGAATAAATCTCTGATTTAAGGCATTCTACCAGAGATTCTAAATTATTAATGATGAGTTTAAGCTTTTCTTTATCCATTAAATCAACCCGGACAAAGGTATTATAGACAAAAAAAAGGAGGGTGTCAACCCTCCCAGAATATCAGCGCATGGCCATCGATAGTTTTGCTTGTTGTTTACGCTGTTCTTTTTCTTTTTGTTGTTTGATAAGAACAAGTTGCCAATTGTTTTTAGTTTTCATTATGGGTGCTCCTTTACTTTGTGGGTATTGGCGCGTTCCTTCGGTATTCCTACTTCCGTTCGCTATTCGCAAATAGCAAATGAACGTCAGATTATTTAGACAATCAATTTTGTAACATAGACTACCGTTCTATGTAACTTAGCGTATGATTTGTTGCATAAAGTTGATGAATGATTATATCACATCCAATCTTAGGGTTGCACTCTCCACAAGTGTAAACATCTACTGCTGCCTTACCTTCCTCAGGCCATGTATGAATTGAGATATGACTTTCGGAAAGCAAACAAATAACAGTAACTCCCTGTGGTTCAAACTTCTTAGAGATAGTCTGAATGACAGTAGCACCGCTTGCAACTGCTGCGTTTTCCAGTAAGTCTATAAGACAACGCTCGTCATCCAAAAGGACGAACGAGCACCCATACAAGTTAAGTAGATAATGTTTGCCCATCAGTCTATAGGGTTCTCCTCTGTTTCTTTAAGTAGTGAATTCACAATTTCTTCTGTACCATCCATAATTTTGACAGTATACAAAGGAGACTTCATGTATTTTTTAATCTTCTTATATTTTTTTAATAGTTTGCTTACTTCATCATCATTAATAATAACGGTTGCTTCGCCATTATTAATTTTTTTATTATCAAATCCACCCGTCATTTTCTTTTCTTTCCTTCCTTTGGTTTATATCCCCATGTTCTAGGATTTATTCTTCCATATCCAAAATCAATTTTCTTGACTACACCAGGACCATATTTGTCATAGTACATATCAAATATCTTTACGTTTCTACCACGGCAAAGATCCATATGAGTTTCTCCCTTAACCTCATACCAAATCAATTTGGCATCACTTGGGAATGATGGATCTTTTACTTTTTGCAGAGTAGTTTTTTCTAAAAGAATTTCACAACCATAAATGGCAGGATCTGCAGTATTTTGTTCTGTTTTTTTCTCTGCCATTTTTTTCTCCGCCACTATGCTCACGAACGGCCACCCCAAGTAATATCAGGATATGCCTGACTAATAATATCTTGAGTAAGTTTGTATTTAGTACTTAATTTTTTATCCTTTGTAAGACAAAGAATTTCTGCTTCACGAGGATGTAGTCCCTCAAGAATTTGAATGAACATTGATTCTCTGCGAAGAGAAGTGAGACTATCATTACCACCCTTTACGAAATGGTAAAGTTGTTGATACTCTCTACGGAGCGAAGTATGATCAGTTCCTACAGGAACTTCATTTTGCTTATATGGAACATCACCTTCTGGTAACAATGAAACAACACTTTCATCAAAGTTCCAAATAAGAATTGCCTTTAAAGAATCAGTTGCATATTCTTTTAGAATTTCAACTTTCTTTTCTTTGGTTCTTTGTTCTGCAACAAGATCCAAAATTTCAAAAATAAATGGATTGGGAGGAAGTTTAACTGCTTGTACAGCAGGTTTCC